TCCGATCAGTTCCAGGTTGTGTGATCGGTACATATCAGCCAGTGTCCTGCCGGATCCCTTCTCGGTCTGGTCACCATCAGCAGGGTAGACCACCGGCAGCTCGCTCCTGGCACGGATCGCCGCTGCGTGTATCGCTGGCACCTCGCCAGAGACCGCGTACTCGTCTGTCACATAAATAATGTCCGACTCACTGTCATAGGCAGCCCACACACAGGCGGTCGGGTGATCGATCCCGAAGTCAATCGCAGACAGCCTGGTCCAGTGGTCAGGTATCTCAAACGGTGCGATACGGATCGCCTCCTCAGAGATCGGGAACACCATGCCCTCACCAAGTACCGGGATGCCCTTGGACCGCATCTCGCGCTGGTACTCAGGCATCGCCTGCAGCAGCTGCTCCTTGGTGTCGGTGTCAAGGTGCGGCGCGTCGTCCCAGGTCACGTTGCCGATCCATTGCCCAGGCTTGATGTCCTCCATGAACTGCGTCACCAGCTCTGTCATGCCATTCTCTGGCGTGAAGGTCAGCAGCACGTGGCCGCCCTTGTTCCTGTTACCGGTCGCGGTCCGGGTCAGCAGCTGCGGGTAGATCGTGACGTCCTGCGGCTCCTCATCGATCCACGCGAAGTCTACGGTCGAGCCCATTAACACGTGCTGGCCCTGGCTGTATGACTTGAACGAAACGACAGCCTGCCCTTTTGGGTGTGTAATTCTTACATCTTTGGCTAGCCTGGGGACACCGAACGTAGGCGTCACGCCCTGGACCAGACGCTGCGGAATCATCGCCCCGGTCATCTCACCGGCCAACAGATCTCCCAGCAGCTCCTTCTGGATCACGTCACGCATCTGCTCACCGGTCACGCCCAGGCACCAGATCTTCGGCGCGTGATCGAACCGTACGCCTTCCCACCAATCGGGATAGATACCCGTCGCGTGGCAGGCAACCTCGAACGCTGCCGAGTAGGTCTTGCCGACACGGTTCGCTGCCATCAGCAGCCGCTGCTTGTTGCTTGCCCCAGCCCTGTACATGCGTTCCTGCCAGGGGTAGGGCGAATAGAAGGCTGATGGATTGTCAGCCTTGAGCTGTCGGTATTGGTTGATCAGCCCCATTATACGCTTCGCCTTAACGGTCTTGCGTTTGGTTACAGCGTCGATACATCAACACCGTATTGTGCTAGCTGCTTGATCAGCTCCTCTGCATCAAGCTCGATCGTGGTGTGGCTCTCAACATTGGTCTGTATAGCGTCCACCCAACCGGCCTTGTTCTTCATGCTGAACACCCAACAGGTTGGGTTGAGGTTCTCGATCTCGCCCATAATGTGTTTCCGGGGCAGGCTGGCCCAGTAGGCGATCGAGTGCGTGTTAGCCAGCTCCATCGCCTCGTCGAACGCCTCGTGCTTGTTACGCCAGTTGTGCAGCGTCTTCCTGGTGACGCCCAGGTCGGACGCCATCTCCTCGTGGTGGTAGCCCAAGAGACCAAGCTCGATGACCCGATCACAACAGGCCTTCGTGTACTTGCTCATCTCGCAGTCCTCAGGAGGTTGTTGCAGACATAAAAAAACCCGCACGCGGCGGGTTTTCATGGATTTCTGGTAAGTTACCTCCTTATACCAGGTTCTCGTGTAGACACAAGAGTGGTCCAAAATGAGCTATGACGCGGCCTTCAGCCACGGACGCAGCTTGTATGTTCCATATAGCTCGTCGACCAGGTGCAGCTCTGCCGGGTAATCACCGACCTCGATCTCCTCGAGCCAGGGCCGGTACATTGGATTCTCCTGCAGCAACGCCAGCCGCTCGTCAAACATCGGATCGACCCCAGGCATATGCCGAAACAGCAGGGTACTACAGGCGATCACCACTTGCTGACCGAAGTCATGTATTGTTTGCGTTTCCATCATCTCACCCTCAGCTTGGGGTGCGTCACCGCCAGGATCTTGTCCAGGGTCGACACCCGTGGGTCGTAGTTACCGTCCATCAACCGGAACAGCGTCGACTTATTCGTCTTGCAACGCTCCGCGATCTTATGCCAGGGCTCGCCGTTCTTGTTGAGGACGTGCAGACGCTCAATCGCCTGCTCCGTCAGTTGCTGTATGGTCATTCGTCTTCAGTCTGCATTATGATTATGCCACTCATCGCTCTTTCTCCTGCATATCGTTTGTTATTCGCTCAAGGGTGTCCTTAGTCCAGGTTCTCTCGCTGATACTTGGCTGCTCGTCCCTGACACAGATCCACTGCAGTAATCCCTTCGGATGATCAGGATGGCCCGGCAACCACCTGGCCTTCTGCAGATAAAAACCGGCCCCCTTGAGTGATGCACCACTCTCGGATGGTTTTGTGTAGGTCACTATACAGTTATACCCCATCGCAAAACAGGCCTCCTTAGCCTTGGCGAGCAGATAGGAGGCCGTGTTTTTTGGTGCGTCAGGGGTGGTACAAAGGCGCCTGATCTCGACATGGTCCCGTCGCTTTGACCAGGCAGAGCTACAACGGTCAACCGTGATCACCCCAACACACTCGGACCAATGCTGGCCCTGATACAAGACCGCTCCAATGGAGAACATATGCCGCTTCAATGGCTTACTGTGACGGTGAAACGTCTCCACCATCGCCTGTGACTGCGTTAGGTTGAGGCTGATGTGGTGTAGCTTGCTCATAGCTTCCTCCTAGGCCTGCGGCCTAACTTCCGATCAGCCTTACGGACACCCTTCAAAACGTCCGATGGATCGTGCTCGCAGATAACCTTGATCTGCGACCACGCCTTCTGCGTCATTCGGGTGCGGCCCTCGCCAACTATGTCTGATACGTAGACCCACTTTTTACCGGTCTCGACCCCCACCATGCGATATCCCGAGCCGATCCGTGGCAACTCATTCGTCACCACGACAGAGTAATAATTCTTGATCATGACGCGATCCTCCGTGCTGACGCCGCGGCCCGACGAATCTTGTCCAAGTAGTCGATAGCATCCACGCCGGTGTAGCGTATCGAGGACTCACCCTTCACATAGAATCGCGGGCAGGTATACAACCTGTTATTGGAGCCAGGGTAGACACCGAAGAACAGCGTGTAGTGGCCGTTGATGCAGCCCTCAATTTTGTAGTCCCCGTAGCGGCACCGAAAGCTCGGGATCCTCATTTGCTGCACCAGTGTCAGGCCGAGCACCTCGCAACCCCGCTCAATCTCGTCGACAACACAAGCCACCGGGTCGGGACCGTTGTCGGCTTCCTCAGCAATCCTGGCGTCTTCGATCATCTGACGCAGCTGGTGGCCCATCTTGGACGCGTATCCATCGACCAGGTCCAGCAGCGTCTGGCGGGCCCTCGCGTTGGTGTAGTCGAGGCCGTACACCGAGTCCATCCTGACGTGGGTCGGCAAGCCCTTGACGTTGAGCGTGAACCGTAGCGTCCTGCCAGAGTCCTTGCCCATCCAGATCTGGAAGTCACAGGCCTGGTCGAGAGGACGTATGGTGTACCCAGCGGCCTTGGTAGCCGCAGTGATCAGCTCGAGTTGCTGTATTTGTTGTGCGTTCATAGTGTTAGTCTCCGTTAGGTTTTTATTGATACTGACGACCTTAGCCGTCGCTACCGGTGTCTCCACCGATTCGGTTGCTGCAGTCTCTGCTGCAGGCTCTTGTTCTGTTTGCTCTGCGTCGATCAGCGCCTCCCACTCCTGGACAGACAGCTGCTTACCGTTGACGCGCTTGGTGAATAGGCGAGTACCCTCGGCCCATGAGTCCTTTCTCCAGTGACCGGCGTTGCAACGACCACCCTTGTTGAGCGGCTTGCCAGCGTCGATCCAAGCCTGGTGCTTACGCTCTGACTCTTCTGAGAAACGATGCTCGACGGTCTTGATCAGGTCCCAGGCTTCCTGGTCGTTGTTGCGGATATCGCGGATCTCTTGGACTGACATGAACGGGCAGAACACGCAGCTCGACTTGACCACAGTGATGTTGTGCTTCTCGAGCAGCGCCTGGCACGCATCGCGGTCCATACCCATATCGACCAGCGGATACTCGTACTCGTTGGTGTCGCCAGCTGGCTTGGTGAAGCGTGCGGTGCGGTGACCTTCGTTTGCCTCGATACCGATCAGGTAAGTGATCTGCTCATTAGGGAAGGTCTGGTTGATCCACTTCTGGATGACGTCGCCCTTGAACTTCTTGGAGCAGACGTGTGAGCCGCCTGGCATGACAGGAACAATGCCGAGGCGTGTGACCCACTCGACAATGTTCTCACCGTCCTTGGCGACGATAGTGAAGGGCAGGCCAGCGTCAGCGCACAGGCCCTTGAAGAAATCGATGTTTGCGTAAGTGGCCTTAGACTCTGCACCAGTGTCTGCGAACACGACGTGCTCGATGCCGAGGTCAGCCTCCAACAAGTGATACGCCAGGATTGCGCTGCTGTCGACTCCACCACCAAAACTTAAAACTCTCATGATTCTGCTCCGTAAGTTGTTGTTTTTCGGTTGGGTTAACAGCCCCTCCCGACACAGATATAGTCTCATAAT